GACATGGGGGTGGGGGGAGTTTAAGGTGGGGGTGCTTTCCCCTTTATAGGTGATGAGGGAGGGAGGGGTTGTGATTGGCCTCTCCCTCTTTTAATTTTGGAGGAACCAATGCGGATTAGTGTTACGAAGTATAAGGAACTGAACTCTGACAACCTGCTTGGGTATGCTGACCTGATGCTGGATGATGTTGGGGTAGAGATAAGAGGGTGCCAGTACCGCAATGGTGCTAAGGGCACTTGGATCGCAGTACCCTCGCAGAAGTACGAATCCCAAGGTAAAACCAAATACGCAGGACATGTCGGCTTCCCTGACAACCAGGTCTATATTGACTTCCAGGTCTCAGCCAAAGAAGCCATCGAGGAACACCTCGGTAAAATGATGGACGCGCAACCCGTGCCAGACGACATGCCGTTCTAGGCTGCGTTTGACACAGGGAATGTTTCGCGATATTGTTGCAAGTATCCTGTAAAGCGAATACCCCTAACAATCACACACAGCAAGGAAAGCATCGATGTCACAGTTCTATGGGACACCTTTCGTCGTCGTCCCCCTATACCTGATACAGCCACACAACAATAAGCCGCTCCCCTCAGGGACACTCATTACCTGGTGCTGGCTGCAACACCACATCAATAAAAATACACAGGCCTGCTTCCCCACCATAGGAACACTCTCCAAAGAGTCCGGCCTCTCAAGACGCGGCGTCCAACGCGCTCTCGCCCACCTGGAATCTATCGGCGCTATCAGCATTAAAAAGCGCCCAAACAGGTCCTCCCTGTACTCGCTTAACTACGCTAAGTGCGACACTGGTGACACCCCTAGCGCGACACAAATGACACCCCCAAAAAAGAAGAAAGCTAAGAAAAGTAAGGGGTTGCGTAAAAAGAGGGGTGACACTCATGACGCCTCAAGCGCGACACAGATGACAGGGGTGACACTGGTGACACCTGGGGGTGACGCTGATGACACCCCCTTATATAGTGAATTAGAACAAGGAGAAGTTAACAAGAAGAAATTACCCCTTAGAGTTCCCCTAAGGGTTGGTCGGATAGTAGAGTTATACAACGAGGTCTTTGTTCCCCATAAGAAGAACGCTCGCCCTGCTCGTGGTTTGACTAAGGGCTCGAAGCAGTATGTGATGTTTCGGCGTCGTGCTAAGGAGCGCCCTACCGAGGAGGAGTGGCGTGAGATATTTGAGGCGGCTGCGTTGATACCGGGCTGTGTTGGCAGAACGAAGCAGTTCCCTAAGGGCTTCACCTTGAAGAACTTTGCTCATGCTGCAAACCTGGATTCGATAGTGAATGGGGATTTTGATGGTTGGGAGGACCACCCCGAGACAGGGCCCCGGTCGTTTCGGGAGAGGGATAAGATTGCAGATGCGGTTGATGGCATGAAGATACGGATTCGATCTTGGCTCACAGAAAAGCTCGACGCAGGACAGACCGACTTCAGGTCCTTCTGGGACGTCATGAGAAAGAAGATTGTCCTCGGCCTGCAAGCTAGAGACATCCCCGAAGAAGAGAAGAGGGTGATAGAAATCACAAAGGCCATGTGGCAAGAAATGCTCATGGACCACAAAGCCAACCAAAGCCTGCACCGCTAGGAGAAAGCAATGAACAAAGAACTTGAAATCCAACACCTGCTGAAAATGTACAACCGCCGGGCTGACGACAGCACCGTTAGCAACTACCTCGAGGTATGCAGGAGCCACAGCAACGAAGACGTAGCGTCTGCTGTGAAGATGCTTGTGTCAATGTCAGACACGCTGCCATACCCAAGAACACTGGCCAATGTTCTCAGCAAACAGTTCTCGCTAAAGAAGCGGTCAGATAAATGCGACCGTTGTGACGGCAAGGGATACAGCGTCGATGATGACAAGCTCGACTCAAACGGCCTCGAGAACTTCAGCTACGGCACTGTTGCTAGATGCTACTGCTTCGGGGGAAACCAAACGGACATGCCCGACATAAAGCCTGTGCCTGAAATACGCACTGAAACCTATGCGCGGATTTTTGCAGGGGAGATAGCGAAAAAGGCTGTTGATGGTGAGGTTATACACAGCACATCACAGTGGGGGCAGTACATGTGGAATCGGGAAAACTTTGACGCATTCTGTGTTCTCGTTGAAGATATGACTATGGGACAGCTTGTCGGCGTAACGTCTGCCCTCAAGAGGTTTACCCCTGTTGACTGCCAGACTGCGCCGCTTGAAATCGCTAAAGAGGTTCGCAGGGTGGTTAAGTCTATTCCAACGAAAGGGCTGTTCAATGCCGTCTAAGCAAAAGCTATCTAGGGAAGACCTGTTAAATCGCATCGATGTGTTGATGGAGATAAACCGGGACCTTGCAAACGAGGTCAACCGGCTAGGTCGGATTATCAGCGCGCTTACCGGGCCGCAAGAGGCGCAGACCGTGGCTCGTTCTTTGATCTGGAAACAAGGCAGAACACGCAACCTCGAGAAAATACTTACCGCAGTGGCAGAGATAAAAATATGACAGACATCAGCTTTACGATACCCGTCGCACCCAAGGGTAAATCAAGACACAGGACCGCCAAAGGCAGAGCGTACACACCCAAAGAACAAGTCAGGTGGGAACAGCAGTTCGCCTTATTCGCATCACAGTACAGGCCCGAACACCCGCTTGAGGGACCGCTTGGCCTGTATGTCACCGCAACATTCCCCAGGCCCAAGAGGCTAAAAAGGAAAAAGGATGAGGTGGAGAGGCCTGGTAGACTGTTTCATTTTCAGAAGCCTGACGCTGATAATGTGCTAAAAAGCATCTGCGATGCATTAAACGATACAGGCTGGTGGAAAGATGATGCCCAAATTGCGTTTACAACTGTCACCAAGTACTTTGAAGAGATTGTCGGGAAGGGCCCAAGGGTCCGGTGTAGAATCGTCCAGCTTGAAAATCCGTAATCGAATCAATGCGATCATGGTCGCGATTGAAGATTCACCCAATACAGAAATTGTTTTCTCAGAGCTTCTGCTTTTACTAAAAGAAATCGAATATATGGATAGCGTTATCTCAAGAGGGGACGACATAATCGAAGCCCTTGTCTGCGAGATAGCAGAGCTAACAGGAGTTTCATTTTGCGACATCAACTAACACTACACTCTTGCGCCCTGACTGTGTGCATCGCGCTGCTCGGAGCCAAGAACCTGGATAGATATGACTACACCCACCGCGTAGGCTGGTGCATGGATGTACAAAGAAGGGCAGAGAAAAGGGGCATGGACCCTGTCTTTGTCGCAGGGCTGGCCTTCCATGAAAGCTCCTACCGCAACGTTACATCGAGGGCTGGGGCCAAGGGCGTCATGCAGGTTATGCCCGAGATACATTGCAGGGGCGATGAGTGCGATCTAGTTGACGCAGGACTTGAATATCTCCAATACTGGTTAGACAAAACGGGCTCAGAAGCAAGGGCCGTCTGCCACTACAACTCTGGTAACCAATGCTTAAGCGTGTCTGCAAGGTGGGCAACCAGGGTTATGAAGACTGTAAAAAAGCTGAGGAAGGTTTGCCGGGTGGAGAAAAAGAAGAAATGAAGAAGTCTTCCGATGAAGAGCTTCTTGCCTTGTACAAAGAGGCTGTCGCTGCTACCCGGTCTGGAGACCTGGAAGCCGCTGCGGATGCTGTGCTTCAGGCAAGCGCCTACCAAGGTATTGTTAATGGCAACATGAAAGCGCTAGAGCTTTACCTTGTTGGCAGCGGTGTAATCCAAGGCGTGCAAGACAGGAACAGGATTGCGTCTAGGATCACAAACAAAACCGTGAAGCTGCTTACAGAGAAGGAAGACGTCGAGGACGTAGAGATTGACTACGCAGCAAGGCTAGCCGAGGCAGAGGGTGAGTGAGGCTAAGGAAGAATACCTCCGCAGGTGTGAAGACGACTTAAGTTTCTTCTGCAAAAACGAGGTGTGGATTAGGCCCAAGCACAAAGTAAAGGGCGGGCTTATGCAGCTTGACCTAAACCCCGGACAGCTAACCCTCCACAATACCATCAGCTCTCTTGAGGAGCAAGAGCGTGCAATTTGGCTGCTTGTCCTTAAGCACAGGCAGTGGGGCTCGTCTACATTCTTCCAGGCGATGACAATGCACCGCTGTCGCTTTGTTCCCTACACTGAGGCGCTGGTTATCGCAGACCGTGAGCGAACAACCAGGAAGCTGATGGGAATGAACCGGCGCATGTGGGAGAGGTTTTCTCCTGCAGTGAAGGATGACTGGAGCCGCACCGTTGAACGAACCGACTCCCAGTACGAGTGGAACAATGGCTCGGTCTTGCAGATTGACACTGCTGGACAAAGCCAGGCCGCTCGTGGTACAACCGCCGACTTGATTCATTGCTCTGAGGTCGCATTCTGGAATAACGGGGACCGGATCATCCCCGCCATGACCTCCTCCCTGGCTGACGTGTCCGGCTCAATATGCGTGATGGAATCCACCTCCGCAGGCCCACACGGCATCTTCTGGGAGTTATGGGAGCAGGCCGAAGACCCATGGTCGCAGTGGACGCGGGTCTTTGTTCCATGGACGTCTCACCCAGAGTATGATGATACGGAGAGGTTAGATCCCGACCTAAAAGACCTGGGTGACAGGGCCGCAGCAGGAGACAAGAGTGCGCTCGACGACCTAAAGCACCTTACCCAGCAAGAGCACGACTGGCTTATCAACGGTGAGCTTAAGCTTGGACAGGTCTACTGGAGAAGAAGAACCCTTGCCACCAGGCTGATGGGCAAGGAAGAGGAGTTTTGCAGGGAGTACCCGTCCACAGCAGAAGAGGCGTTTAGGTCTGCGAGCTACAACTACCTGACCGACAACGGGCAGAAGGCGCAGAAGGCCGCAGCAGTAGAAAACACAACGTGCTATGATGTGATTATCGACGACGTGTCTCTTGGAAACCACGAACACGAATGGAAAAAAGACCCACTCCTTCTTGCGCTAGATAGCGACCCAGAAGAGCGGGTGGTGCCAGAGGAGTCTGCTGATGGCTGGATTCAGGTTATCGACCCTCCTGATGAAGACAAGCGATATATTATCGGGTTTGACCCAAGCGAAGGAACAGGCGGGGACAACTGCGCGTTTGTTGTTCGGTGTGACGGAAAGATTGTTGCTGCTGGTTGCAGAAACGATATTGGCACTGACATTCAAGCTGTTTATATGGACGCCATTGGTCGCTGGTATAACGATGCTACGCTTAATGTCGAGCGGGCCGGAGGCGGTTTAGGGGCCATCAATACGCTGATTCGCCTTATCTACCCAAACCTTTACGGGCAGGAGAGCTTCGATGAGTACGGGCAGAAGCAGGGCAGGAAGGTGGGGTTCACCCCAACACAGGACACAATCGCTACGCTACTGTCTATGATGCGCCATGAGCTAAACAACGGCACCATGCTGGCAAGACACCCAAGGCTTTTAAAAGAAATAAACTGGGTCAAGCGCATTGCGAAAAGAAGCCGTGACGAGTCTGTTCGGCACACGTGGAGATGCCCAGGCAAAGGCCGAGAGCTTAAAGATGGGTCCAGAATAAGCGACGACATGTTCCGCGCATGCTCGCTTACTGTTTTGCCAGCAAGAGACTCGGAGTGGATTAGGCAAATGGATTCTTCTGAGGCCACAAACGCTGACCCAGAAAAGACTTCAATCACGTCGATTGGGTATACATTACACAACCCTCTATATAGCGAGGATGAGAAAACACTTGTCTCTGAGGGCGGTTATGACTTAATAGAAATAGTGCCGGAAGACCTTGAGGAAACACCAGACATGCCATTGCCGTAGGGGATTATGGACCACGCACTTATCATCATTGGCTCTTTGTTGATCGTGGGACACGTTTTAACGGTCTTTGCGATTATGCTTAATATGACGAAAATCTCTAAGGAGTTCCGTCAGATCGTTTTAGAGCGTGAAGAAACACATAGAACAATGTATGCTCTAGGCCCAGATACCGAGTCGGACTCTAGCGACGAACACCGCATGATGGAGTATATGTGATGGCGATACCCGAGTTGTATTCATGGCAGCCAGAGCCAGAGGGCCCCGGCTTCTTAGACGTCCTTGGTGGCCTGGTAGGAACAGCCGGGATGATCGCAGGCACAGCGGTCGGTGGCCCTGGGGGCGCTGCTATTGCCGCTGGCGCAATGGGTGGAGGCAAGTTGCTGCAAGGCGCTAGCGTTGGAGATGCCGCGCTGGCTGCCGGGGTGGCTGGCGCAGAGCAAGGCGTAAGGCAGTGGGCGGGCGACCACGCTGCAAAGAAGGCCCTCGAGAGAGACAACGAGTTGTGGGAGAAAAGAGCCAAAAACCTACAGTTGCTTATGTTTGGTCCTCCCAAAAACATTTCATCGACCGGAGGGGCCTCTTCTTTCAACCCCGCGTTTACTCTTGACCCATCAATAATGGCAAACATTGCAGGGCTTGCGACCCCATCGCAGCCAGCGGGACAGCCGGTATCGATTCCAGGCCCACACGGAACAGGCGCTAGCCCATACTTTGGCCTCCCAAGGTTATAGAGATGAAAGAACAACAACAGACTGACAGTGAAAGGCGCCTTCTTCGGGTTATTGAGGAGCGCTTAGACTCATGCCTTAAGATTAAAAAGGACCGCATGGAAGAGGCCATGGTGGTCCTTCTTGCTTATGGTGGTTTTTCAATCGATACGGCAAGGGATTTTGCGTCTAGGGTTCAAAGCTCCAGCCTGCCCAGGTGGTTCGAGGACCGGGTTGTACTGAACATTCTCCAGCCAATCGCTAGGACAGCGGCGGCGATGGTGGTGTCTAATCACCCCACATGGATTGTAGATCCAATGGGTGACAGCACACACCAACGACAAGCAGCCCGTGGCGTTCAAAAGATGCTGGACTACTTTTATCGAACCAACAACATGCCCTCGGTTATGGACCAGGTTGTTCTTCGTAGCGTCTTAACTGGATACGCTGGCGTATACATTGACTGGGATTCTCAGGTTGGTGTTGGCGAGTACGAAGAGAAAAACGCAGGCCGAGATGGCTGGTTTGTGATCGAGCCTGTAGATATTTTCTCATGGCACCACGAGCCCGGTGTTGGTGGTTCAGACAAAGCGTTCTGGGGAATCCGTGAATCAACGATGCACATCGAAGAGGCGCGACTGTTCTTCAACGACCCGCACATCCAGAAAGCTGCGCCGTCCGACGAGGATGATACCGTAAAGCGCCAGCTTCAGCTTGTCGCTGACAACGAGGGCGTGAACATTGACTTCTCTCAAGACACAGACCGGGTCCGTGTTCTGCATTACTGGCAGAAGCCGGGAGCGCAATTCCCAGACGGGCTTGAGGTTGTTGTTGCTGGTGACAGGGTTGTGTCGTTTAAAGACCGCCTGATTGGTGGAGAGTTTCCGATCTACACAATGAAGTTCTCCTTGGAACCACACCGAGACTACGCTTCAGGCATTGGAACAAGCCTTCTTCAGCTTCAGCGCGACCTCACGGTTACGTGGAACGGCTACAGGGTCCGAAGGGACCAAGAAGTAATGCCCTCTTGGTTTGTCCCTAAAGGTTCTTTGACCCGAGGGATTAACACCAGACCAAAGGCAATCAACGAATACAACCCGAGGATGGGCTCGCCACAGCAGATGTCAATGAACCCGCTGTCGCTCGTCACGGGTGGGTTTGCTGACAGGACAATCCAAATGATGGAGTACGTGTCTGGCGTCAACGACGCTAGCCGTGGAGAGTCTCCAACAAGCAACGCAACAGGGCGACTTACTGCATTCTTGGCAGAGCTAGACAACCGCAGGATGGGGCCAACGGTTCGCGAAATGGGCGCAATGATGAAGCGCATTGGCCGCAGGATGATCCGACTCTGGCAAGAGTTTGGTAGCGAGACTATTGCTGTATCAATCCTTGGCCGTGGCCACAGCGCTGAGATTGCAGAGGTCAGAAAAGAAGACGTTATCTACTCGAGCATTGATATCGATGTCGCGAGCTTGATGCCAAGAACGCAGCCGCTTAGGCAGGAAACAATCCTTAACCTCCTTCAGATGGGCGTTGTTCCACCGGAAAGAGCGCTGGATGCCCTGGAGTTTGGTGGCTTTGAAGAGGCGGTTGGGTTTAGAAGCGTTGAAGCGATGAACGCGCGGCAGGAGTCGGAAGACCTTGCCGACCTTACCATCGACATTAACGATATCATGGCTCATGATTATGAAGAGCACGAGACTCATATCAACGAGCATGTAAAGTATCTCCTGGTTGAAAAGCCCGGCGATGCTATCAGGGAGCGCTTTGTGGCTCACATTGAAAAGCACAAGGCGTTTATTCAGCAGGCCGCAGCACAGGAAGCGGCAGCACAGCAAGGAGCGCCTGGTCCGATGGGTGGCCCTCCTGGTTTACAAATAGAAGGCTCCCAGGCATCTCCTGGCGGGCTTCCAATGGAAATGATTCAATTTGCAGAGCCAGGTGTTGATGCGGGGGCTGAAGCCAGCCTTGCAGCCATGGCAGGACTAGAACAATAGGAGATAAAAATGGCAGAGCAACAAAGCTTGCTTGGTGAAGAGCCAGACGTTAGTGGGATCTTAGACGCAATGGGCGCGGGTGCAGCCCCAGAGGCAGCCCCAGCCCCAGCCCCAGACGCAGGAATGCTTCCTGTTGACGCGGCCCCAGCAGAGGCGCCCGCTGACGGCGGGTTTGATTTAGACGCGCTTCTTGCTGAGATCGAGACTGGAGAGCAGCCTCCAGCAGAGGCAGAGGCCGGTGGCCCTGGCTTTAACGCCAACGACATGGCCGATATGATTCGCCAAGCGAAACAGGCTGTCCGGTCTGACGAGGAGCCGCAGGCTGATATCTTATCGCAGCGCTTTCAGCAGATTGAGGGTGAGCTTCAGCGAATAAAAGCAGAGCGAGACCACCTTGCAACACAGAAGGTTCGCGACAACATCACCTCCACGATTGACCAGGCTGTTGGCGACGAGATGTCTAAGCTTGAGATTGCACCAAAGTCTGCGCTAGGAAAGGCTTTTCTTCGTGCGGTTTCTCAGAACGTGATGGTTGCTGTTGCTAGAGAGCAGGCCCGCACTGGGAACATGGGTGTTGATAGGAAGTCGATCATGCAGCAAGTGGGGACATACACCAAGCTTCTGCACGGAATGGCGTCAGAAATGTCAGCAAGAAACACGGCTAAAGAGCGTCGTGCTCCTGCGGGTGGCGCAAAACAACCCTTTACACCCTCCAAGGCCCCTGGTGAAATGGATGACAATGAGTTCGATTCAGCAGTCATGGCTGCCATGCGAGCGTTAAGTTCTTAGTTTTGATTTTTAAGTTTTAGTTTCGGAGTTTAGTTATGCAGAAGCAATCCAGCTATAGTGGTGGCGCCTCCAATAACATGGCTATTTCTAGCCTTGATAAGGTGCTTACCAACTTTTACATCCCTCGGATGTTTGAGCAAATCCAGGTAGAAAATCCTGGGTATGAGTTTTTCAAAAACATGAACACTGTTGTTTCCTGGGGCCCAGGTAACACGGCTAGCTTCCCTGTTCGCAGGAAAGCAAAGCGCGCTGTTGTTGGTGGTACCTCTGGTCGCTTGCCAACAGGCGGCTCGGCCACTTACGACCAGTGTACATTTGATTACACGGTGTTCCGTACCCTCGTGAGTTTTGCGTGGGACCTTCAAATGAAGGGCGGACACGAGCGCTACATCAAGAACATTCTTGATTCGGCAATCACCGATGCAAAGCATGAGTTCTTGCGACGAATGAACTGCTACCTTTATGGTGGATCGTTGTCCTACGGAACTGTTGATGGTGTAGATAACACGGTGCAGTCAAACCTTGACGACGCTACTTTTGGCGCGTCAAACCTTGTTGCTACGCTATACGCTCCATCTGACACCGCAAACGGTTCGTCAACTGAGCCTCTTCAGGTCCAGTCTTGCTGGCGTAAAGGTAATGGTACCAGTGATGCGTTTAGTGCTCATGGCGCGCTCTGGCTTCAGCCTGGTGACTTTATCGCTATTGCCTCGAAGGTTACATCTGACAAGGTCTTTTTCCGTCGCATCGACTCAATTGACCGCAGCACTTACTCTTCTGGGTATGCTAGCATCACCCTTAACAAGAACCTTCCTGGCGGTGTTACTGCTGGATCTCACATCTACTTCGCTTCGCCTTCGGACGCGACAGATACGATTGAAGACCTTACAGGAACGTTAATCACTGCTTCTGGCGCAGAGCTTTCTGACTGCCAAGCTGGCCTTTTCGGTATGGCAAACGCTTTGTTTGACAAAACATACCTTGGGAAAGTTAATGGCAGCGCAGGTGGCTCGGACAGCTACTGGAAGTCGGTTGTTAAAACCGGTTCCACCGCTGGAACCAACGAGGCGCTTACCTTTGAGCGTATCGACGCCCTTCTCTTAGAGATGAATCAGCAAATGTTTGTTAAGCCAGACCTGTTGATCATGAACCCAGGAATGTGGCACGAGTTCATTAGCTTGAGCGAGTCCAACCACTCCTTCTTCAACCAAGGCCAGCTTCCTTCCGGCCACAAGCCAGGGACCAAGCCTCTCTACTCGACGGCTAACGCCACTACGGGCCAGGGAGACCTCAAGGTTCTTGTTGACCCATACTGCCCACACGAGCGAATCATCACTTGTGATACGGGTGAGATGGGTTACGCCACGGCAGCGCAAATGGGAGAGGCCAAAGAAGACGGCTCTTTCCTTCGCCACACCGGAACGAACTACGATGAGTTCCATGGTTGGTTGCGTTGGGCTGGACAGTTTATCGCGCATAGCCCGTCTGCGATTGGTATCCTTCAGGATGTCACTCAAGACATTACTGCGCTTTAATCCCGCTCCTCCCCCGAGCACAGGGAGGGGGTCATCCGTGGCCTCCTCCCTTTTTTATTTGAGGAACAATGGAAATAACCTCTACAGAACAGATCCCAGACAGCGTCCCGGCAACCCATTTCCCAGGCGCTTTGCCTAGAGAAGAGATTCGTGCTTTAAAACGACTTGATTCTAGGTTAGAGTTGCGCTGGAGTCCTCGCCATGAATGCTGGGAGGTTTGGCATGAGCGCCATTTCGGAAAACCCTACGTCTTCTATCGACACAAAAGCATGCTTGGTAAGTTTCTCCCAGCAGATGAAGACCTGGTGGAAATGGTTAAAGAGCGGGCCATGTGGACCCCGTATGGGCAAGAGAAGCTACGCCGTATGCGAGACCACACAAGCAGCCAGAGCCAGTACCAGAAAGACCCAGAGAAGCCACTCTGGAAAAAAGGCAAGAAGCTTTACTTCTAGGAGCAGAACATGAACCTCTCAACTGCACGCACCCAATTACGCCTTATGCTGGGCGACCAGTCTGAGAGTGTTTGGAGCGACTCTGATCTAAACACACTGTTAAACAGAGCGAACCTTCGTATATACAGAAGGCTTTTGTCCGAAGATCCAAGCAGCGCGTTTGAGCAAAAGGACTACACATACGCAGCAAACAGCGAGTCTATTGCTATTGTTGGGTCAGGTGTAGACTCAAGCTCCGCAGCGGTAAACCCGATCATCAACCTAGAAAAAGCATTTTACAAGACAAGCGGAAGCACGACGTTCAGGCAGCTCCCGATAGGAACAATGGCTGAGTTTAACGAGGTTAAGGCTGGCACCAGCACCACGCACGACTTAATCTCTGTTTTACCAAATCTTTACGGCGGGTATGTTGGGTATCTCGTGGATGGAAAAGGCAGGTTTGGCGTAAGACCTGTACCATCAACCGCATTGACTATCCGGCTTGTACTTAACTGTGATGTTGGAGAGGCCGCGCTGAGCGGGGATAGCTCTAACCTACTGTCAATCGATGCCTCATCGGCAGACGGGCAGAACCTGGCATACCACGAAGCCGTTGTATATGACGCTGGCTTCTTGGCTACATTTAAAGACGAGTCTTTAAGGCAGGAGTTCATGAGCATGCGAGAGGACGTCATGTCCATCCAGTCCATGAGAGCCACCAGTTTACATGAGGCATACTAATGGCTGGTGCAGAGCGGTTCGTAAATATAAAGCCCACAATGGGCCCTGGGACAGACTCGCTTCGGTTTAGCCTTAACCTTACCCCCCAAATGGGTGTGCTGAAAAGGCGGCCTGCCATCAGGGCTGTAGAGCTTGGGTATGGGATTACCACTAACGGGGCGACAACGGGCAGCGAGCCCTTCATGCATTACCCGACCAATGATGGTGGGCCAACGTCGGGCGGCCCGAATTTATTCTATGACGCAGATGGCCAGGTCTATGACGCCATTGATTTTGTTGGCGTTCCGTATACGGTTTCTAACGCAACAACGGGCAGCGCATCACACCCACCATCGCTATATGGCGGCTCTGTCAATGCAAAATACAACCCGTCAAACCTCATAGAGGAGGGCATTGATGTTGAGCTTATTCACGGTAAGCTCGTGTGCATGTATCTGACTCGCAAAATGATAAACGTGGCGGACTCAGATGAATCAATACTAATGGCCTGGTCTTGGCATATGCCTGGGGACCCAAGGCTAGGGTGTAATAAAGGGGACGATTTCCTAGCTGGCTCGACCGGCTTCGTGTCGTCTTACTTTTTGGGTAGCGAGTCTGCCGATGGGCATGGGTTGGTCGGCTTTAACAGAGCAGGCCTACACGCTTATACAATGGCGTCGTACTGGGACAAGCGAATACACAAAGTGTTAGACGCCTTTATGATGACGGGAAAAGGTGTTGGCCTGTCGCATATCGGGGCTGGTGTCGTCAATGCCCCTGTGGCTCAGGGCAGCCTTAGCGCGGACTCTATTGTCTTGTGGAACGGCTTGCCGTTAAAGATGATGGGTGTTCCAGAGGTTATTACAACAGACAGTTCTGGGAACATATCTCGAACAGACCCGTTCTCTTCGATCTACGCAACACACGCACCCAAGTCAGCGTTTGCTCACACAGACAGGCTGGGGCAAACGGTTTGGTATGGGTTTAGGCCTGGAGACATTTACACGCTCCAGTCTGCTTTGCCAGACGCAGATGTGACTGTAAACATTCCACCAGGCGACCTGAGTGAAGACAGGATAGACATCACAATGGGCTCGTATGACGTGTGGTATTCAGAGCCAAACAACCCAATGTCTTTACCTGCTGTTGGCATTATCCCTGTGCTTAACGGCTCAAGGGCAGCAGAGGTTGTTAGCCTCTCCGAGTTCAATCACGGAACGGTTGTGTTTACGAGAGACAGCATCCAATACATTTCTGGAATTGGGTCTGATGCAGAGTCAGCATCTCGCCGCGTAATCAGCATGGGAATGGGCGCCGACTCAAGGTGGGCGACAAAGGAAGTGGGGAACGGCGTGGCGTTCTGCAACAAGGCTGGCTTACACTTTTTAGACCCCAGGGGCTCCGTTAGAAGGCTGGTTGCTTTCGACGAGTTGTTTAATGAGGGCGTAGTTGCCGAGCGTGAGCCATACAGTGGGCAGCAGGGTGGCACCGGGGTTACGTCAGACGACGGGCTTATTTACAAGGCAGACAACAACGGTGACGTCTACCCGTGGAAGCACTACCAGGTGGACAAGACAAGGCTAGACCGGGCTGTTGGCGCAGTGTGGGGAGACCTCTACATCTTGTTTGTCAGTAGAACGATTGACGACACAGGGGACGACAACCGCCTCGCCCTTGTCTGGAACTGGAAAGAGAACGGGTTCTCTACCTGGCTTCTTCCTAAAAACATGGGCGTGCGCGGCTGGGCTTACGACGGGACACTGTCTTGCCCATACGTCATGACTCGATATGGGCTTGCCATGTTTGATCCAGACTGGACAAACGACGAGGCATGGGTCCACTCCACAGCAGAGACAGCAAGAAACACTATCGACACAGGGATACCTATTCCAGTGCTTGGCCAAACACACCGCTTCCCGGCAACGGGAGATGGGTTTGTTGTGCCACACGCAACTGTAACACACACGGCAAAGCTGGACGACGCGGCAGACGTTGGGCCAACAGAGGTTGGCAGCGCCCTTGCGATGCACATCCAGATGTGGACGCAGACGTCTGAGCTTTCTATTGCGCGACATGATCGAAACACAAACGACATCGTCAACGCAAAGAACCTGGTGCTACAGAACCTGTACAAGGGCTCGTTTAAGGGGTGGAGAAAAACACACGCCTCAGACTTTGGCGACTCCCACAACAGGCGAACACCAGGAGTGCAGACTGACGTCTCCTATCGTGTCAACGGGGCAATCGTTCGCACAAGCACGTGCCGCTCTGGTGGACATGCTTTGCGACACAGAATGCAGTTCTTCACACTGAACCACAGCGATATAGTTGGGGTCTCTGTTGGCGTGTCTGCTGTTAGCCCGAGAGGGCGCAGGGCATGAGCCAGTTCTTGAAGAGGAACATGCTTCTGCGTGAGGTTGATACACCAAACGTTGGTGTTACCCCAGAAGTGCAGCCAGGGCAGAACCTGCAAGGTATACTATGGTCTGCCTATATGCAGGGTGGTGATGTGATTCGCCTTGGCCCGTACACGTACCACATACAGAAAACGATCACGATCCCAGAGAATGTTACGCTCGTCGGTGTCCCGCGCCTAACAAAGCTTGTCTTGCGGCACACAGGCGACAGCACAGAATATGGCCCTGTCGTTATTTTAAGCACAAAAAGCAGGTTAATCGACTGCCATGTAGACATGATTCTTGCGACAGGGTTTTCGTTTTCATCTAACGGATCGTCGATTCGCGATGCGGGCGGGGGAACAACAGACACAGGAGACGCAACAAACAACAGTGTAGTTGCGCTTGTCGGTGCAAACGCAAGGCTCGAGGGGTGCTTTATTCCAGGGGAAACATCAAGCACTGGCAAAAGAAGGGCTGTTGTTGTAGAGGCAAGTAACTGCTTTGTTATCAACAATGAAATTGAGTTTCCAAATGACTCTTATGGCAACGCATGCATATATGTTGACGCTGGGGTGAACGGAACAACCGTTATGGGTAACTGGTGCGAAAGCACAACTGATGGGGATATACTTTACGCAAGTGGGACCAACCATGTAATTGGGGCCACAGGCGTGTTAAATTATGCTAAGGTAGCAACGTACTAGGAGATAAACATGGCTGATTGGCCCGTAACAGTAAACGAATACGCAGCAGGCTCTCTTTGTAACTCTTCCGAGTATAAGGCAGACTTTGAGAAGCTCCGTAATGCCGTGAACTCTCTTCATGCTCGGTACAGCACAATATCTTTTAGCGCTTCTCTGAATGACAACTTCCCCTGTACCAGTTCTGGTGGCCAGGAGTATAGGGTGCTTCATGACAACATAGACGCCAATGAGAGAAGGGTTATCGGGATAATGCAGGTCCCCTCTTGGGCTCAGGCTGTTCGGGTTAGAAAGTTTGAGGTGTATAATCTCACTAACTGGAGGGGGGTTGGTGGAACACCAACGCTTGGTTCTGGTGAGATCTTTACGGTTGGGTTGGCTTGGGCGAATTCTCTTTCTGATTTTTCTGCCGATAACGGTGGTGCCTGGAGCCCAGATGCAACAATAAAAGAGTTTGCTGGGGTCAACGGGGCCTCGTCCGGCGCGCCATGGACGGACGCCGCTCTTGCTGGCTATGACGGGGCAAACGACCCGGACGAGGTGCCAACCCAGCTTGTCGATGATGGCTTGAGCACGGTTGTTACCGCTGGAAACTATCTTGCAATTTATGCTGCTGGTGGGTTTAGCTTGACCTCGTCAGCAGCGGCAGATGTAAGCCTTAACTTTCACTGCACAGCATGGCTAGATGCCATGGTGCCGATCCCATAGGAGATTATTATGGCTGGGACTTATGACACAGGCAAGAAATCTTGGATGGACAAACCAGATCCGGGGTACGGGTTTTCTTATCCAACCCCCTCCGGGGCGGGAAACCAGCAAAAAGAAGTCCTCCCCTGGCTGCGCGGGATGATTATGAACACAGATGCCCAGAGAAAAGCTGGGCTTCAGCAGATCGCAGCACAGACCGGGGCGAACCTGAGAAAGGCGGGAGCACACGCCGCTGGACGAGGCCTTGCTGGAAGCGGGGCGGCTGGCGCAATGCGGGGCCAAGCCCTTGCGGGCAAGCAAATGGCCGAAGCGCAACTAGCAGCAAACCTTCAAAACCAGCAGATTCAGTCAGCACTTGCCTTCACACAAGCAGAGCAAAGGCAACAACAGCTTGACCTAGAAGAGTTTGGTGGTGGGGTGTCCGTCCTTACGCAGACGTGGGCTGACCTACAGAAAGCTGGCGAGGTACACGACGAAGACTGGCCTGCCTTTGCACAGATATTCCAAGGCGCTCTTAGTGAGTATGAAAAAACAGGAGATGTCTCTGTGTTCGCTAAGTACTCAGCAGCACTTGCCGCATTAGGTGGAGACGTTTAAATCCCCAGACGGAGTAAGAGTCATGGCGTTTCAAAATCTATACCCAACAGGAATGCGTCCAAAGAAAGCGACCTTCGGAGAGAAGGTTCAGGATGCTTTGCTGAATCTGGCTGGGACCACTGCTGGGGCGTACCTTAACCGCAAGTTTGTTCAGGAGCCGCTTCTTGAGCAGAAGCACAAGCAGGCCATGGAGGGCCTCGACAAGCGCTATGAGTATGAGCACGACAAGCAAGGCCTGCAACATCAGCATGAGCTAGAAAAGCAAGAAAAGCTTATGGTGTTACAGAGAGACCTGAAGGAGTTTGGCAGCGCCCTGCTTGTTGAGAGGGATGACATTAAGAGCCTGCAAGGTATTATAACGAAAATACCGGAGCTATATAAAGGGACGACCGACCTGGTCAACCAGTCGATTGCGGCTGGCAAGAAAACGTATACATATAAGGACATAGGGAAGCTGGTTGAGGAGGCAAGGAAAGATGTTCGCTTGCTCAACACGCTTCAGAAAGACGCGAAGACCGAGGCGAATAAAGGGCTTTACGCTGACAGGCTTTTGGCTGCCGAGTCCAGGCATAACCAGCTCATTTCATTAGAGGGATCTGGCAGGGGGGCAAAGTCAAAAACCATTGTAGACCCAAAGATTGTCAGCGGTGTGTTTAACTCCCTTGTCGCGTCCAGAAAGGCTGAGTTTGCGGTGAAGGTGCGGTTGTACGGAAGAGCGTATGAGGTGCTTAGGAACTCGTCTGGGTCAAGGCGCGTCCAAGACTCCCCGCCCTGGCTAGAGGTCTTTGAGACTTACATGGCTGACCCGGAAGCAAGGCATAGGGCAGAAGTTATTATTGAAAAAGAAAGAGACGGCTCTGGTCGGAAAGTGGCAGACACTGCGCTCAAAATGGGGCCAACAAGCGCGGCAATTGCCAAGAAAAAGCGTAAAGAGGCTGGGCTTGGTACCCCTCAGACAGGGGTCTCTCAGGCAGGCGTGTTTGATCTTAGCCCAGGCCAGACAAAGGATGAGGCAACCGAAAGAGCGTGGGCCGCCGAGCGCAAAATCTTTTTGAGCAGGTACGGGAAGCTGTTCCCGCGCGCAAAGGCTGGTGACGCCGAGCGGGCGTATGAGGCTATACAACTTCGCTCAAGCTCGAACAGGGGCCCCTTAGTGCAGGCGGCTGCTGCAAACCTTCGCGGCCTGGGGGGTAACAGGGCGAGAACGGAAGGGCTGCGTAAGGACCTAAGGAAAGGCAGGTCAGAAGCTCTCAAGTACGACCTCTCTGAGTCAAAGGCGCTAATTGATGCGCTTTACCCGGTTTTTGATCGCCTGGGGGTTGCAAAGGATTCACGCGAGGATGTGATAGAAGGCGTTATAGCAAGCACTCCAAACATCGATCCTAAAACAATAGAGAGGTTGCTAGAAGGAGATACCCTTAGAGATAAACTGGAGGAAAGCCTGCGAGAAAAAGCCCTTAAGGCTACCGATGACGAAAGTGTTTGGAACGACGAGAAGGCCATTAAAGAAATAGCGGACATGGCCGCGCCTATCATCAAGAAGCGGATAGAAGTCTTAAAAAGCGCAACCCCAGCCAAAGACAAGGACAGGGTAAAAGCTGGCTGGCCGGCCACCAGGGAAGGAGCCGAGGAGTTTACAAAGACACTTTTTAAGGCAGGCGGTCCAGGGCTGGTAAGGGTTTTTGCAGAGGTAAATTATTACCAGAAAAGCGGCAGGCCAAAGCACGCTGAAAACCTTTACGAGGTCTTCTTTCCAACCTATGAAAGGTGGTCCAGGGCCAAGTCTAGGGGTGCAGGAAAAGACGAGCTTATAGAGATTGTCACCATGGGAGTACAGAACCTACACAGCACCATGAAAAAACATGGTATGTCGGTGGCCCGTTAAAAAGATTAAAGGAGAGTAAGGTGGTTATTGGACCAAGGGATTTCTCGAGCATCCTGAGCGACCTTGTTCGACTTAGGGATCCTATCCCCAAAGGGCCGAGTAGGCCTGCCGGAGAGGTAGATGTTATGGGTCAAATGGCTTCTCTCCTGGCAGAGCAGCCGCCCCAACAGCAGCCAACCGACCCATACCAGGGCTATGGCATATCAGCCCGCTACCAGGACGACACCCCCCTTGAGCCCCAGCTAATAGAGCAGACCCCGCCAACAGGGGAGGCGACAGGCGAGGTGTGGGGGGAGGACGTACCAGAAACCCTGCCGGAGTTCTTGCCAGAGGAAGCGAGAGAGTCGTACAGGGCCTTTACTGGGGAGATGGGTGTGACCGAGCCTGTTCAGGCTAGGCAGATTTTTGAGGAGCTTGAGGAGGGTGTGCCACAGCGCGACGACATGGGCGTGACAAACCCCTTTGAGGCAGGAAGATTGGCTCGGCAGAGCGCAGGGCTAGCATTGGCTATTGCTTCGCAGAAAACAGCAGCGCTTACGACGCAGGAGACAAGCCTCACTAACGCACTAGAGCTAACAAAAAACATTGTTGGCACCAGAGGTGTTGACCAGCTTGTTTCAGCAGCAGAAAAAGACATTGCCGCAATCACAGAGGGTGAAAGGCGCTTCTCTGGAGACGTGTTCGTTGCTGATGTTCAGCCTTTTTTTGATGACCTTATCGAAAACAGGCCCGACCTGGTGTCAGCTATAATAAAAGCGGAGCAGGGCGGCACACCTATTCTTAGGACGCCCGAATACAAACTTGCCCTAGAGGCAGCCAAGTCTCACTGGTTTAGCTCACCAGAAGAGCAGGGCTTAAGCGAGCCAAGAAGACTGTTTCTCCTTAAAGAAGGCAGGCTGGGCGAGGACCGTGGGCGCAGGCGAGGGCTGGCGCTAAAAACATTGGCAACACCCGGCGCCCTTGCTCAGTACGCTGGATACAAAGGCCTAGCCAAAGGCTCTCTGAAAGAAGAGCTAGAGTCCACACTGCGAGATGCTGACGACAAAGAGGGCATGCTCAGGTCTTCTGTTGGCAAGGCTTTGGGGGTTAAACCTAAAGACGACAGCCACCCAGCAAACAATTCTGTCATCATGTTTAAGAAAGGGTCTGACCTTGATGTTCGCGCCGTAGAGGTCATTGTTGCATACAGCAGGAACATCCAGACCAAAGTGCAGCTTGATGAAGCTAAAAAGTCTTCAGCGCTGGGCAACAGGGTGTTTAGTACGCTTGAGCTTCTTCGTTTCCTTGACGGGAAGATGACGCCACAAAGACTTACCGTGTACATGGCGGCAGTCGAAAAAGACCCCTCGTTTTTCGGAAGCGGCCTGCCAATAAAAGAAAGAGACGCCTCCGCTGGGTGGAACAGTAAAATCATCCCCGCAATTAAAGAGACTGCTCGAGATATTTTACGAACAGAGCTTTTGGTAAAACGAGATGGTGAGTCTGCTATGCAGCATGCAGCTCGAGTGTCTGGTGTTATTGACCTTTTGGACGTTGTCCCTGAGTCTTTCAATATGATCCGAGACTCTGGGTTTAACGAAAGAGGTGTGCCTTATTTTGTAGTGTCTGACTCCTTGTACAACGACACAAGGCGGGCGCAGCCAAAGATGTCGTCAGATCCACTTGACCGGGCTATGGCTATTGGTGGGGATGTAGTTAACGCAAAGCAGATTGAGTACGTTGAGAAGCACGTTATGCCTCACGTCCCCAACATACCCCTCACAAATGCAATGGCAGAAAGCCTTAACCCGCCCAAGTACCGCGCCTTTAGCATGAGCTTTGACCCAAGCGTTTTAGAGAGGGCAAACAGGGAGGCACACGGCACAGACACGCTATTAAAGATTCTGCGGGACAAGCCACAAACCGCGCTAGGAAGCAGCAAGGTCAACGAGCAGGTCGCACAAGCGCTTCACCTCAAGCAACAGGGGGCGACATCAGCATACCTGAACTCGATAGTTTTCGCCGCAACAGAAGAGTCAATGAGGACAAAGAGCTTTACTGACGTTGCTGGCGATTGGCTTGAGGCCACTGGCTCTGTCCTGCCTGGGCTTGGAAGGATCATTGCCATAGGTGTTGACGACGTAGCCTCGCTGTCACAAGCCGCTGTAAGGCTACCTGCTGCCGGTGTTGCGTATGCCCATGGCCTCATTACCGGAGATACATCTACGGCTGAGCAAATCATAGGCGAGTCTCTTGAGCATTTGCAAGAAGGGCTAACGCTTGTGTCGGCAGTCCCACAGATTGCCGTTGGGTACGCGGAACATATGGCAGGGTATAAAGACCCCGAAACATTTCTCAGGCGCCTCCGATACCATGGGCCGGTTCTTATTTATTGGGACTTTCTAGCAGGCAAGGCTATAACCTCGCACTTTGCCAGGGCCCCAGGGCGAGTTGTTCTTATTAGAAAAAGCGCCATCGCACAGCAACCAGCAAGGGTAAAAGGGCAGGCCTACTTTGATTACGTTGTCGCGCAAAAGAAAAGCGTAAAAGACGTGCAAGCTATGCTTGATAACATCGAGCGAATCGGGCGGCCAAGCTACACAAGGAAAATGAGGAAGGACGGCAAGCTCACAGCGACAGAGCAGAAAGGCGCGGTAGAAGCGTATAAAGAGACCATCGCCAAACACAGCGATGTGATCATGCCGGAGTCGGTAAAGCCTGTTCATCAAACTGTCTTTGTGATTGATGATGTTGCCAAGCCTGTTGTGGGGCAAACACAAACACCAAGAGCGCCCCTTCGGGAAAGGTCCGGGCTAGGCAAGCCCTACGTTAAACCATCTAGGGCAGAGAGGAGGGCCCGCACTGTTGACCAGAAGGTGACAGCTTTTAAAGAGTGGGCTCCGGCAAAAGAGCTAGGGTCTTTCCTGTACCGTAGTGCGTTAGAGCACATTGTTTCTGGAAAGAAAGGGGCGGGGGTTGTGAAAAGCCTTCTCATCGACGAGGCAAGGTATGGGTCTCAGATTCAGGAGATGATTCACTCGGCAAAGGCAGAGGATGTTCGCATTGTTAACATCATGCTTGACGGGAGAAACAAGGCCTTTGCTAGAGGTCACATGGACCTGTGGGGGGTAGCGCACCCCAAGGCTGTTGTGGACGCTATCCTTGATGGCATGCGCGTACACAGGAACACCATTCTCGAGGGGCAAATACCGGTTCGGGTTGGGGGGAAAACCCTGAAGATCACAGAAGAAAGCCTACTTACGGCTATTGACGACGCGGTCAAAGCAAACCCAGAAGGGTTTCAGAACGTCATGTTTGAAATTGCAAGGTCAGGCAAGGTGCTTGACACTAGCGCGTTTGTAGTAAGGGTGCCCGTAAAGCATGTTGGCGGGAAAGCCAAGGCTCAGGGCGGCATGGTCACGCTGGATCTTGTTGACCTTGGTATATTAAGGAAGAACGGCAAGCCTAAGATGTTTGGTCGAGGGGCAAAGAAAAGGCCTGTCGCTGAAGCCGTCTTAGAGCTTTGGAGAAAAGACGAGGCCACCATATCCCAGAAAGCAGTTGAAATCGCGAGAAACAACCTGGAGCGATTGTATAAAGACGGGGCCCTGGTGCTTGACAGGATGGAAGAGACACTCACGTTTTTTCATCCAAAAACAAATGAGAAGTTTGTTATCCACAGAGACGACTTTTACAGCCAACTCGACAAATTCAGCAGAGAGCATGCATACAAGCTGATGAACCAAATCTACAGCAAGGACGGTATAGACCCTGGGTCGTTTGTTTTTACTAACAGCCAGGGGAAAAAGGCAGACCTGTTGCACACCGGGTTCGTGGAAGAGGCGGGCGCGAAAATCGTTCCAAGCCAGCCGTTGGCTGGGGCGCTATACGCAGACTCACTATCAATGCACGCGCGCCACACGGGGTGGAGCATAGAGACAATGTCTGGCCAGCTTCAGGTTCTTGGCGAGATAATGCAAGCAAACGGGGGGCCCAGGGTTGTTCTTTCAGTAGACGAGGCTGCGTGGGCCAAGTCCCCTCTGATGAGTGGAAGCAAGACGCTTCGGCAGGTTCTCACAGAAGACAGCTTTTTGTTTAGGATTCAAGAGCAGGCGGTGTTTCCGGTGCCAAGAAACCCAAACCAGTACACAAGCCCTGTCTCTCTTTTAAAGCAAGTGTACGGGAAAGAGAATGTTCGCTCCACCAAGTTTAAGGGTGACCCTCTTGTCCCAGGAACAAACGGCCAAATGCTTGCGACAAACGCTAACTGGAAAGGTGGTAACGAGTGGATTGCCATTGAGATCAACACCGGAAAGGGTTTTCGCAGCTTAACCCCTAAAGACATCGCCTCGCTTGAAAGCAAGCTAGCAAAGAACCCGATTAAAGACGGGTATTGGAAAGGCAAAGACCTTCTTGTTGACGGCGGCTTCTATGACCGGCTTGTCCCAGCGCATGTAATGCTTGACATGAGGGGCAGTGCTATTGGCAGGCTGATGTACAACGGTGGCAACTCGGCAGAGGCAGCGGCTTCGTTGAGACGGCTGTATAGTCAGGCTAAAGAGTCCGCCAAGGGAACGCTTCGAGGAGACAAGGCTTCCGGTGTTGGCAGGGACTTTTCTCCAATCAGGGATATTGCCCAGAAGGGAGATGTTGACGCCAGGATTTTGCCAGAGATTGCAAAGAACAACCCATACGCAGCGGCCATGGCAGCGTCTGAGCTTATGACACCACAGGCCAGGATGCAGTGGAACCTTTACATGAGAGATGGTGTTGTTCCGCCGTTCGCCCGGTCGAATAGTGGCATACAGGCAAGCTGGGAGCGCGCTGGGGTGTGGAACGCCCAGAAGCAGGCCCCAACTGGCCTGGGTCTTGTTAGTGCGTTGTTTGAGTTTGACCATAGCACCAGGTGGTATCAAACCTTGTTGACCAGGTCTGTCTTAGATGAGGGTTACAAATATGGCTCAAAGGTTCTTGATGTTCACAGCATTAAGGCGATGCCAAAAGGGGAGCATCTTGCCGCTTTAACCAAGACGCTTCGTTCGCACATGATTGACCACAGAAGGAGGATGGCAAGCATTATTGCCGACCACATCAACTCCGGCTTCTATCGCAGTGAAAAGGTGGCGGCGAGTGTGTTCGAGTACGCGCAAGAAGTGTGGCTTAAACTGCTAAACGAAAACACCAAGGTTCACGACCCAGGCGTTCTTGATGTTGCAAAGAGTGTTGTTAAGCGTTCTCAGAAAAAGAAACGCTCGCCAGTTGACCTGTTGGTTGACGGTCTTGAGCGGGGGAATCTTCCAGCACTAGCGGACCCTTGGGTTGTTGGTGCTATCACTTTAAAGCAGCTTCAGAACAGGCTTACCAACGTGCGCCTGGTTAGATCTGCGATAGAGTCTGGCCTTATTCGGGGTGGCAAGGTTGGCGAGAAGCTCGACCCCAACCAGTGGATTAAGCTTGACACCAAGCTTGTGCAAGAGTTTGGGACGGAAATAGAAAAAGCCATGAAGCGCGGCGTTGACGAGTCTTTGGGTGTCTTCTCTGGGCAAGACCTTTGGATCAACAAAACCTTTGCGAAAGACATCGGCCTTAAAGGGAGGGCTCACAGGATTGTTGAGGAGGCAAGGCAGGGCAAAGGAGAGATATGGTCTGCGGTGCAGGAAACTGTTGGCGCAAAGCTCCCGATGGGAATTGATTATGTCCAAAACCTGTGGCGTACCAACCTTCTTTTCCGTGGTGGGTACGGGTCAAGCGTAAGAAACCTCGTAACCAACTTGACCATGATCACGCTGATCAAACCCACAATGCTGGCCAGTGGCCAGTTCTGGTCTGACATGTTTGAGTATTGGACACATGCAAACAGGTACGACAGAAAGACAGGAAAGCTTGCGCCAGGGAAGCTCCCAGACGACGCCTCAAGACACGTTATTGAGGTAATGGGTATCGAGACCTCTGGTCAAAGGGTCCTTGTTGGTCAGCCTGTGCAGCGAGGAATGCCAGGGGAGTTTACCCACCACCTTGGCCGGGTTGAACTGGCTACAGGAAAGCTTATTGACTACCTTCAAACGACAGACGAGGGCAGGCAAATCATTCTTGAAGCCCAAGAGGCCGCCAAGAAATCAATCAAAAAAATAAACGAAGCAAAGAGAAAGAGGGGTGCTGAAAAAGACGCCGTCTTTGAGGAGCTAATACTGGACTCTGCGGAGGTGTACGAAAGCTTCTACAATAACGTTATTAAAGCTGTGATAAAAAAAGAGCCCGGGTTAATTGACTTTGCTTATGGGCTGGCAGAGAAGGGCTACAAGCCATCGAACCTGCTCCTTGACTCGCTTCACATGCTTAACCCAACATCGAAAGCTTTTTACAAGTTTCACCTTGGCATTGGCTCAGCTAGAAGCGCAAAGCTGGACATTATTACCGACGCCTTCAGATATCTGTTTACCGCAACAGATGAGTCGATTAGATACGCAGCAGCAAAACACTTCCACGGTTTAGGGTACCGAGACCAGGCCCTCGTAAGACAGGTAAACGGCATACTGCCAGACTTCCAACGCATTTCTGGGGCAATGCGCGGCGCAAGGTACATGCACCCGTTTATCTTATACAGCCTGAAGCAGACAGCGATCTTAGCCAAAGCAGGAGCGCAGCACCCAAACAGGTTCTTGGCAATCCGGCTTTTAGCTGAAGACATGCGAGCGGAGGAGTGGGCCAACGACCCTAGCAACCTTGCAGCCGCGCTTCACTACTCCCTAATGAAGCCATCGTATCTGCTTGGAATGTCTGACGGAAGACAGCTAAACCTGGAATCTCTAATGACTACAGCATCAGCAGACGCGCTTGACTTCTCTGAAGTGTGGGTTATTAGCGAGCTTGCACAGTTTATAGAAGACCTATACGTGGCGGTGGACACTGAAGAGCAGCAGGAATCTTTTCTTGGCGTTGCGGCGAGCAAGCTGGTCAGGCTCTCAACAGCGTATCACAGCTTCCTTGGCGGCAGCGCACAAGAGCCTCTTCTTCTTGATCTAGGCACGCTGTTAAGAGACGCTGCCTCAGGCGGGCTTGGGCGACCACAGGAATATGTTCACGGAAAGTTTGCCAAAAGAGCTACCGAGGAAGGGTTTGGGACAGCGGTCTCAAGGCTGTTTGGCCTGGATGTAAAACCTGGGCTTACCGATGAGGAAACGGGCGCCGTGTTCCTTAAGACAAAAATCCAGCTTAAAAACAACATGGTTAGACAGGTCTTAAAGTTCCGTGGCGTTGCCAAAAGAAAAGCCCTAAGAGACCTGCTGAGCAAAGGCTATATCTCTACAGACACGGTGTCAGACATTAACACAATGGCACCAAGCGACCCGTTTGGGCGGGCTGTTTGGGAGGTGTTCAAGCTCGACGACCCTGGTATGAGAAGACGATTTAGGGAGGCGCATGCGTCAGGCATGCTTGATTCTTTGCTGGATACAGCTAAAGATGAGGCAGGGAAAGAGCTTGGGTTCCAACAAGAAAACCAGGGCTTAGACTTAAGACCCACGAGTTCAGACCAAATATACAACGAGGAATAAATGAGCAAGGTATTGAAGACAGTTGGCGCAGCCCAACTCAACAGAATGTTTATTGATTACTACGGCAGAACAAAGAGCCAGAAGCGAGCGTTCGTGCATTTAGCCCACGAGCTTGACCGTATCAACAAGGTAGAACACAGTCTCGAAGAGAAGCTTAGTGTTCTTGCTGAGCAGCAGTCTGAGCTTCTCGATATTGTGAAGCAACTCACTGCCAAAATTTCTACACTAGAAAACAACACTGGTGCTGTGGTACAACCTAAGCGCAAGCCAGGACGACCAAAGAAGGAGACGTGAAATGGCACACAGAATAGGTAAGATCCAGAAGACCCGAGTCTCTGCGACAGAGATTGATATCGATAATGGAGAAACAGATATCTTCTATGGCACAACCAGTGTCCTTGGATATGACGGTCAAGGGCTCCACCATACGGTATACATCCACGATTGTCCTGGCACTGTAACCCTTGAGGTAAGCACTAACGCAACAAACTGGACGCGATCAGGATCAACAACCAGTGCAGGGATCTTAACCACAGGGAACCTCAATGAGCCTGCCCCCAAATACACACGGGTAGCGGCTTCAGGTGGTAGTGATAACAATAAGTACACAGTTCTCTCTTTCTCTTCTCTCATTCCATCACCATAGGAGGTATTGGAAATGGCATACTCCAGTTGGGTATCTGATTTAAAAACACGCTCTTCAGTGGGCTTTCTCGGTAAGGTTGTGAACCTGTTGGTTCAAGCAAAGGATCGTATTGATGAGAATCACACGAACATTGCAACAACATCTTCAGTGGTCTACTCGTCAGAGATGATTACTAGCGCTGGGGCCATAAGCACAACAATTCCATTTACTGCTGTAAGCACAGGGTCTGGAGGTTTTACGTGCACGTTAGCTGACGGTACTACCCTTGGCCAATGGAAGGCAATCATGCTTGTTGTTGATGGTGGTGACCTGCTTATTAACACAGGGACTTCCGACGCCTTCTTGGTTACTGGTCTTGCAAAAGACATCGCAACGTTTGATACGGCAGGAGAAAGGATTGACCTTTTTTGGACATCAACACCAGGTGGAAACAAATGGGTTGTGGCAGCCAACAACGGCGTTGTCTTCAGCGATGAGTAGGTGAAGTATGACGTCTAAAAAAACAACTAAGAAAACAAAGACAACCCCAAAGAAAAAGTCAGAGCCTGAACTCTCTTGGTATTTTCAAAAGCAGTGGATCCAAAACCTCCACGCTCGCGTTACTGCACTAGAGAAGAAACTCAAGAGCAAGTAATGCCAAGCCTTAGTACCGTGCATAAGGCACTGGCTGATGGTTTCAGGTTGGCGGTGAGCGAATACCGTGCCGCTCACCCCAACCGAACCATCGCAGTGGTAGGGACATCTAGGT